TTGGTATACGAGTTTTTAATTAGATAGGAATTTTATTATGGCAACTGAACTATATAAGGTGGTAAATGCAGGATTTTCTGGTGAACCAGAACATATTGTATTTCAAGTACAATCTACAAAAGAAAAAATAGAACCAACTGATATTCTAAAAGTTGTTGATGGTGATGTAGAACGAGATTCTAATATGCCTACCGATATGTGGGAAGTGGTTAATAGAAATAATAACCATGTATGTAATATATATTTAGAAACGAAAACCCTTTATTATATTTAGTTATGCCTATATCAACATCAGGAAGAGTCGAAGCTTCAAACATAAACACCGAATTTGGAAGATATTACAGGTCTTATATGTCAATATGGCATGCAAGAAATGGATATTATGGCGCGGTAAATCGAAGTAGAGATAGAAATCCACTTGGTGTTGGACAAACAAATTCAGGATACGCATATTCTGATTGGAGAGGATACGACCATCGAGCAAGTAGTGCTCATATTCAACTTCAACAAAGAGAGAGTCGGAATGATGTTGATACAAGAATAACTTGGTATCATTGGAATCAACAATATATTGGTCAACGTTGGGAATGGGGAACTATAAATCGTTATTATCCAAATTCTTGGTTAGGATTTGAACCGTATGGTAGAAGATATGATATTTATTTTGATAATGGAATTTCTTGGGGTAGTGCATGGAATTACAACTATCGAAGAATTTATTCCAATTATAGAGGATATTTATTAAATGTATACGAACGAGCAAATACTTATAGAAATTATAGTGGTCTATATACTCAGAGTAATGAATTTATAAGAATAGACAATTTAAGTTAAAAATTATGGCAACACATTATTACAAAATGGGAGATACTTACTTCAAACTTGTTGATGAAACAAGAGAAGTTATTAGTGTAACAATAAACGCAGACAATAAGTGTGCGGCAATGAGTATTGATAATAGTGGTGCCCCAACTAATGTATCTGATGAATTTAATCAAATAGTTAGTGAGGGTAATGCAGAGTCAATAACTCAATCTCAGTACGAAGAAAAAAGAGATGAGGTAAAACAATACATTAATGATAATTTATAAATGAGTACCCATTATATAAAATCATTTAACAACTACTTCAAACTAATTGATGAAACTACTGAAATAATTACATTAGTTTCTTCATCTGTTGTAGATGTTAGTGGTAGTACAAATACTACAATATCTATGACTTCACTTTCTGGAAGTGTAAAATACGATGGTATATTAAATTCTTTTATATCATCATCAGAAACTGGTTCATCTGCTCCCGAAATAATAAGTCAATCCGTTTGGGAAGAAAAACGAGATGAAATAAAAAATTACTTTATAGAAAATTTATAAAATATGAAAATTGTTATAGTAGGTGGAGGAACTGCCGGTTGGATGGCATCTTTGTTCCTTGCACGAATAAATATAAGAGATAAACAAGACCCCTTATACGATATTACTGTTATAGAAAGTGAAGACATCCCAATCATTGGTGCGGGTGAGGGTTCAACTGGTGCTATGACAATGGCAGTAGTAAACACTCTAAAAGATTTAGAAGGATTTAGTGAACAACAGTTTTTTGAAAATTGTAACACAACATTTAAGTTAGGTCTTGAATGTAGAGATTGGAATGGAGTTGGTGATTTTTTCTTCGAACCACTTCAACAAACAAATAGTTTTGAACTTCCATGTGATGTTGATTATTGTATTACAAAAAAGTATGATGAATCATCATACGCAACTCTAAACAGATACTTATGGGATAAAAACTTATCTGCATTCCCACTAAAAGCAGAAGATGGTGGTTATGAAGGTTATGCATATCATTTTGATTCGTACAAGGTTGGTGAATACTTCAAACAAGTTGCTCTAAAAAATGGAGTTAAAGTACAAAAGGGAACAGTTTCAAATACAAATCTAAATCCAAATAATGGAGAATTACAAAGAGTAATACTATCAGATGGTACTGAAATTGAATCTGACTTTTGGATTGATTGTACGGGATTCAATAGAGTACTAATAAATTCGGTAGGTGCAGAATGGGTTTCTTATTCGGATTACTTACCAATAAATTCTGCGTTAGTATACACACACCCAATGGAAAAGGATGAGGTAATTAGACCATCAACTCTTGCTTGGGCAATGCCAAATGGTTGGATGTGGCAAATTCCAACACAAACAAGATATGGTTGTGGGTATTGTCATTCTGACAAATTTGTTTCAGAAGAACAAGCATTAAAAGAAATGCAAGAAATAACAGGTAGAAAAATTGAACCACTTAGAAATATAAAGTTTGATAGTGGTAGGTTAAAAGAAACTTGGAAAAAGAATGTACTCGCAGTTGGATTATCATCTTCTTTCTTAGAACCATTAGAAGCAACATCTATTCATTCTACGATTATTCAAATGGTTCACCTAACACAACATAGTTTATCTCATATCAAAGAAAACTTAGTTAGAGAATCAAACATCAAAGCATATAATGACCATTTTGGAAAAATGTTGGATGAATTCAGAGATTTAATTCAAATCCATTATATGGTTGAAAGAGAAGATACACCATTTTGGAAATATGTAAAACATGATTTGAAAAGAGGAGAGTTAGTAGAAAAGATTTTGGAAATATGTCAATGGAGAGTTCCAAACTCGTATGACTTCCCATATCACCATGGTTCTGCTGGTTGGGGTGTATGGTGTTGGATTTTGGATGGTAATGGTTTGATTAGTGATACGGTACTAAATAACACCTTAAAAAGTCAAGGTCTCCACTTTCTTTCAGATGATGTCTATAACAAAATGCAATCAAATTATGAGAAGATGTCAGACAAATACATTCCTCATACCGCATTTATCGGTGCAGTGCAAAACTTTCTAAAAAATAATCGAAAAGATTTTGAATTCTAAAATATTTTCCTTATATTTGTACTTACAAATTGAAAAATCACACTCAAAAAAAAAGTAAAAAAAGATTTGGTAGTGTAAAATATTTTTCGTATATTTGTATCAAATAAATCCAAAAAACCCCCCAAAAATAGGGTTTCTTGATATTTATACATGGTGTAGGAAAGACACCTTAATAAAACCTAAATTATAAATTATAAACATTAAAACTTAAAAATTATGGCACTTGATTTGAATGCAATCAGAGGCAGACTGAACAAACTGCAAAACACTTCAAACCGCAAAGACAATTTGTGGAAACCTACTCCAGGTAAACATCAAGTAAGAATCGTTCCTTACAAATTTTCTCCTGAAAATCCTTTCATCGAGTTATTCTTTCACTACAACATCAACAACAAAACTTACTTGTCTCCAAGTTCATTTGGTAGACCAGACCCAATCGTTGAGTTTGCTGATAAGTTGAAGAGAATGGGTGATAAAGAAGATTGGAAAGCAGCCAAGAAAATGGAACCAAAATTAAGAACATTCGTTCCTGTCATCGTAAGAGGTGAAGAAAACGAAGGTGTAAGATTTTGGGGATTCGGTAAAACTGTTTACCAAGAATTATTAGGATACATCGCAGACCCTGATTATGGTGATATTACCGATGTTAATGGTGGTAGAGATATTACTATTGAATATACATCAGCAGAAGATGCGGGAACTTCTTATCCTGTAACTACAATTCGTATTAAACCAAACCAAACTCCATTGTCTGAAGATAGTGCAGCACAAACTAACTTTATGGAGAACCAAACTAACATTACGGATATCTATTCAGAATTATCTTATGAAGAATTGAAATCAGTATTGGAAGGTTGGTTGAATCCAACTGCAGAAGATGGTGAAGAATCGGTTTCTCAAGAAACTCTTTCAACATCTACAACTAAAGTGAGTGAAAATACTGCTCCAACACCTTCATCACAACCAACGGTTGAGGAAAAGAAGAAAATGGATGATGTGGCATCAGCATTTGATGACTTGTTTAACGGATAATCTAAATTAAATGGCGAAAAAAGAAATGGATTTAGCTGCGGAATTGGCTTCCGAGCTAAACAAAACAAACAAAGACCAAAAAGTTGCTTTCTTCTTGGGAGAGGATGATGCACCTACAAATGTAGATGGATGGATATCAACAGGAGCAGCAATGTTGGATGTTGCAATTTCTAATCGCCCTTATGGTGGACTACCTGTTGGTAGAATTACCGAAGTAACTGGTTTAGAACAAAGTGGAAAATCATTAGTATCTGCACACCTCCTTGCTGAAACACAAAGGCAAGGTGGTGTTGCAGTTTTAATTGATACTGAAACTGCGGTAAGTAGAGAATTCTTAGAAGCAATTGGTGTAGATGTAGCAAAACTACTTTATGTATCAGCTGATTCAGTAGAACAAATTTTCGAATTTACTGAAACAATCATTGAAAAGGTAAGAACCACACAAAAAGATAAGTTAGTAACAATCGTAGTAGATTCAGTTGCCGCGGCATCAACTAAAAATGAGTTGGCAGCCGATTATGGTAAAGATGGATATGCTACTGATAAAGCTATTATTATCTCTAAGGCGATGAGAAAGATTACCAATTTAATTGGAAGACAAAAGATTACTTTAGTATTCACTAATCAGTTAAGACAAAAGATGAATGCTATGTTTGGTGACCCATGGACAACTTCAGGTGGTAAAGCTCTTGCTTTCCATGCCTCTGTTAGATTGAGATTGAAGAATATGGGACAAATCAAACAAAAAGTAAATGGTCAAGACAAGACTATTGGTATGAAAGTACGATGTCAAGTTATCAAAAACCGAATGGGACCACCACTTCGTGCAGCAGATTTTGAAATATTCTTTGATAGAGGAATCGATAACTACGGTTCTTGGATTGGAGTAATGAAAGAAAATAAGTTGGTAAAACAAGGTGGTGCATGGTACACTTACATTGATACTGAGACTGGTGAGGAAATTAAATTCCAATCCAAAGATTTCATCGACTTGATGGAAGAAAGAGAAGATATTAGAGACCAAATCTATAAAAAGATTTGTGAAGCAACTATCTTACAATACAAATCAGATTCTAAAGATATCGAAACACATGAGTTAGATACTGACGGAGCTGAGGTTGTGGAATAAAATAAAATAATAAGTTATGAGTAAATTAAAAGCAATGCTTAAAGCATCTGCAGAAGCAGATAAAGCAAAAGCACTTCTTACATTGGAGTTGTTGGAAAATAATGCAGTAGGTATTGGAGACCACTCAACTGATGATTTTTATAAAAACGCAGAAGAGGCATTATCCAAACTATGTGATGCAAATGATAGATTAGAAACCATTGAAAAATATTTCGGTGGTGAAGATACAATCACTTATACAACAACAACTACATAATGAAGAAACTCTACAAAAACATCCTCAACGAAGTAAATGAGGAACATAAAACGAATCACCTTCGTGAAAGGAATAGTAGAGTTCTAATTATTGATGGGCTAAACACCTTCATCCGAAGTTGGACAACCAACCCTACAATGAATGAGGATGGTGACCATACGGGTGGAGTTGTTGGTTCCCTCAAATCCATTGGATATCAAATTAGAGAATTCAATCCAACTCGATGTATAGTAACCTTTGATGGTAAAGATGGTTCTCAATCCAGAAAGAAAATCCACGAAGGATATAAAGCAGGAAGAGAAAAAAATCGATTTCGAGTAAACCGTCAGTATCAAGGTATGATGGATGAAGAAGAGGAACGATTGTCTATGAAACAACAATTTATTTGGTTAAATGATGTTTTAGATTATTTACCTCTCCAAACCATGATTTATGATGGTATAGAAGCAGATGATACAATTGCATATTTAACTAAACATACTCAATATGATTTAGATGGCGAGGTTGTAATTGTTTCTACTGACAAAGATTTCCTTCAGTTAGTTTCTGATAAAGTAAAGGTATTTTCACCTACTAAAAAGAAATTATATGATAGACAAATGGTATTTGATGAATTTGGTATATGGCCTCAAAATATTCTTTTATATAGAACTTTGGATGGTGATAAATCGGATAACATACCAGGTATCAAAGGATGTGGACTAAAAACCTTAATTAAGAGGTTTCCAGAACTACAAGAGGATAAACTTATCACTCATGATGACTTCTTCTCTCTATGTGAAGAAAAACAAGGTAAAATCAAGTTATATGATGATGTCTTAGAAGCAAAAGAACAACTTTTGATGAATAAGAGATTAATGGAACTTCATGAACCACATATTCCAACAAATCAAAAATTAAAAATCTTAGATAGATTTAATCAAGATGATATAGAATTTAAGAAGTTGGATTTTCTTAGAGTTGGTCAAAAATATAAAATTCTCCAAAACTGGAGAGATATAAATGATTGGTTACATTCAACCTTTCAAAATATTATTACAAAATAGTTTTGATATGTCACAAATTTTTCTTATATTTGTGAAATCAAATTAGGTTATAGATGCAGAATATAGATACTCTTTCTAAATATGGACAATCCTTTCAAACAAAGGTGTTATCATCTTTGATTACGGATGTTCGTATGTTGGATACTCTTAGTGAGATTATACATCCAAAGTTTTTTGAATCCGAGGCAAATAAATGGATTGCGGAAGAGGTAATTTCTTATTACGATGAGTTTAAGAAATCTCCAACCCTTGATGTTTTTAAGGTTGAAGTTTCAAAGTTGGATGATAAAGGATTTCAGAAAAGTGTAGTAGAACAACTCAAATCAGTATTCACTCAAGTTGGTGATTCTGATTTGGAATATGTGAAAAAAGAGTTTTCTAACTTTTGTATCAATCAAAACCTTAAACAAGCAATCGTTAGTTCAGTTGATTTACTTAAAGCTGGAAACTACGATAGAATCAAAGATTTAGTAGATAAGGCAATGAAGGTAGGAGTTGATTCCGATTTGGGACACGATTACCTTTTGGACTTTGAAGAAAGAACTGAAGAGGTTAATAGAAACACTGTTCCAACTGGTTGGGATTGTATTAATGAACTTATGGATGGTGGTTTGGGACCTGGTGAATTGGGAGTAGCAGTTGCACCTTCTGGTGTTGGAAAGACTTGGGTACTATGTGCTTTAGGAGCAGCAGCAGTAAAAAAAGGATTGAATGTAGTACATTATTCTTTGGAACTATCCGAACATTATGTTGGACAAAGATACGATACTGTCTTTACACAAATTCCATCTGCTGATGTGAAAGAGAAAAAAGAATTTGTTAAGGAAAAGATTAGTAGGTTAAATGGTAAACTTCTTATTAAGTACTTCCCACCCAAAGGTGTATCTGCTAAAAAGATAGAATCTCACATTGAGAAAATGACAGCAGCAGGAAATAAACCTGATTTGATAATTATTGATTATGCTGATTTGTTATTATCTCACACTAATAAATCTGATTCAACTTATGGAGAGCAAGGTGGTGTTTACATTGAGTTGAGAGGAATTAGTGGAGAGTTAGGTATTCCAATTTGGACAGCATCCCAAACCAATCGTTCAGCAATTGATTCTGAAGTTATCGAAGCGGATAAGGTAGCAGATTCCTATGCTAAGGTAATGAACGCTGATTTCATTATGAGTATCAGTAGAAAGAGTAAGGATAAATTGAACAATACTGCACGATTCCATATTATGAAAAACCGATTTGGACCTGATGGAATTACTTTCCCATCTAAAATGGATACCAATACTGGATTCATTGAGGTTTATGATGGTAACTCATCGGATGGAATCATTACACAAAAAGAATCTGCAAATGGAGAACAAATGGAGAAAAAATTACTTCATAAAAAGTATGTAGAAAATTTTGGATAATATGAGATTATTATTAGGAGATTGTATAGACAAACTCAAAGAGTTAGATGATAATAGTAT